CCTGATGCTAAGAGACCCTTCGGACATTCCCGCATATCAAGGGCCTGTATGGGATATGCAAACTCTGCTATGAGAACAGTAAAGCGTATGGAGATAGCTTCCGAGTTCTACTCATTCCCACAGAAGTACGCTACAGGCTTAAGCCAGGATGCAGAGCAGATGGACACTTGGAAGGCTACTATGTCCGCTATGCTGACCTTCACCAAGGACGAAGACGGAGATAAACCGACGCTGGGACAGTTCCAGGTTGGATCTATGGGACCTCATGTAGAACAGTTAAAGTCCATCGCTTCGCTTTTCGCAGGCGAGACGGGATTGACTCTTGATGATCTTGGTTTTGTCACGAGCAATCCTTCAAGTGCAGAGGCTATCAAGGCTTCTCACGAGGGCTTGAGGCTTATGGCTGCTAAGGCGCAGCGATGCTTTAGCGTCGGCTTTAAGAATGTAGGCTATATCGGAGCTTGTATAAGAGATAATGTTAACTACCAGCGAGAGGAAGTATTCAAAACAAAAGTGATGTGGAGACCTGTCTTCGAACCCGACGCGGCTATGTTGAGTCTTATTGGCGACGGTGTACTCAAGTTGAATCAGGCTATGGAGACAAACAGTCCATATATTGATGCAGACAAGATGCGCCGCTTAACGGGTATTGAGTGATGCTTACTTACGATGACATCAGGGAGCCTTTAATTGAGGCGATTCGGAACGATAGGAAGGCACGACAGTTATATGCGTTAATTCAAAACAAAACAGGCACATATAACACCGCCTCCGAATACGCTATCCGCGTCGGAGAGTGTCTTGCCCGAATATTGAGACAGAACGCACCATTTGAGAGTATCGCTGAATGGGATTTAGAAAACTTAATACCGCAGGCTTTGGGACTGGACCATGAATACGTGGTACAGGCTTGTGAGCAGGTGCAGTTAGCCTTAAACGCTGACGCAGGACTCGGAATCAACTATGTACCTCCGATTTTTGACGGCAACAGAGCCTATGGCATTGTGGCAGAACTCAGGAACAACCCTGAGTTTGTCAATATTGAACGAACATTCTACGACCAGATAGTCAACTTCTCGCAGAACGTAGTTGACGAGTCAATTAGAACCAATGCTACAGTGCTGAGCAATGCCGGAGTACAGTCCAAGATTGTAAGAAACACCGAAGTAGGGGCTTGTGCTTGGTGCAGAGCCGTAGCAGGTACCTATGACTACGCAGATGTCAGACAGACGAGGAACGATGTATGGCGAAGACACGAGAACTGTCGATGTACTATCGACTTCATCACTGAACGTAACGGCTCTGAATACAGAGAGCGCGTTGACGATTAAAGAACGTCCGCGCGCTTGGCTGCATATAGAGCATCACAAAAAAACGGAGGTGGATATGGGAACACATTCTCGAGACAAGCCAAAAGGAGGACTAACACAGAATGAGTAGAGTTGGGAATCAGATCCCGACTCAATCAGTAATGCTGCCGTATGAGAAGTCTTACGGCGACGAAGCAGTCCAGCTTTACAGCCTAAGCGGCAAGACATGCCAGAAATGGCAAGCCCTAATGCTCAGCGACATCATGGCGGTTAACGGCGATGACTTGTGGACGCACACGAAGTTTGGGTATTCAGTTCCGCGAAGGAATGGCAAGACCGAGATACTGACACAGCGTGAGCTATGGGGCTTGTTTAATGGCGAGCATATTCTGCACACTGCGCATCTCACAGACACGGCCCACATCGCATGGGAGCGTCTGTTGGCTATGCTTGACGGGATAGGCATCAAGCCGAAATCATCGTATAAGGCATATGGCAAAGAGCGCATAGAAATGAACGATGGAGCGGTCATCGACTTTAGAACGAGGACCTCTTCTGGCGCTCTTGGTTCCGGATATGACTTACTTGTCATAGACGAAGCGCAAGAGTACACCAAGGCGCAGCAGACGGCCTTGAACTACGTCGTATCATCGTCCAAGAATCCGCAGACGCTGATGTGTGGAACTCCACCGACAGCGGTATCCGCAGGCGACGTCTTCCGTGACTTTAGAGATAAGACCTTAGAAGGCGACTCTATCAACGGGGGATGGGCGGAGTGGTCAGTTGACCACAAGACCGATGTTAAGGACAAGAACGCGTGGTACGCGACATCGCCATCACTTGGAACGATCCTCACCGAGAGAATAGTCCAAGACGAGATAAACGGCGATGATCTGGACTTCAATATTCAACGCTTAGGACTCTGGATCAAGTACAGCCAACAATCCGCCATAGCAGCTCCCGATTGGGACGAACTCAAGGTGGAAGTCACACCGAAGCTCGCGCCTCCGATATTCGCAGGAGTAAAGTTCGGGCGTGACGGCCAGAACGTGGTTCTCGCTGTGGCGGTTAAGACCGACGACGGCAAGACATTCGTCGAAGCCATTGATTGTAGAAACCAGAGAGACGGTAACGACTGGATCATCAACTTCCTCACGAAGAGCAAAGCGCAAGCAGTCTTGGTAGACGGTGCTTCCGGGCTTGAGACATTCCTCCGGGAATGCAAAGAGCAAAAGCTCAAGAACGTGAACGCGGCGACAGTTAAGGAAGTCATTCAGGCATCGTCAGACTTCGAAATCGCCATAGCTAACAAGACGCTTTGTCATTCGGGGCAACCTGGACTAAGACAGAGCGTAGTTAACTGCCAGCACCGATCAATCGGTTCCGGCGGCGGCTACGGCTATAAGACTCTAGACGACGACATCGAAGTCGCTCTGATAGAGTCTGTTATTTTAGCGACTCACGCTTGCGACACGGCCAAGGTGGCCAAAAAGCAACGCGTTAGTTATTAACGTTTACCGAAACGGATTGAAATCGGGGAAAGGACAAAAACATGTCAGAAACAACAGAAAGCACATTCAAGGCCATTGAGACACAGGAAGAGCTTGACAACATCGTCAAGGAACGCTTGAAGAGAGAGCGTGAAGCGACCAACAAGCGCTACGAAGGTTGGATCTCACCATCTGACCATCAGAAAGCACTCGAAGAAACTAATCAGACTCTCGAAGAGTACAAGAAAGCTCGCGAAACTGACTCTCAGACCATTGAAGACCTCACAGCAAAGAACACAGCATACGAGACGGCCTCGTTAAAGAGCCGGATAGCTCACGAGGTGGGGCTTTCACACGAATGGATAGGCCGTATCAGCGGAGAAGACGAGCAGTCTATCAGAGCTGACGCGGAATCCCTAAAGAAGCTAGTTGGAAACGGCGCACCGCTCCCGACTAAGAACCCAGAGTCGGGCGAGACACTTGATCCGTCAAAGACGGCATTCAAGTCAGTTTTGTCCGCGATCAAAAACGATTAATTTTTTAAGGAGGATGTAAAACATGGCATTCACATCAACAAATTTTCCACACGAATTGGTAAGAGAGGTATTCACAGGCGCGAAGGGTAAGTCTTCTATCGCTAAGTTAGCAGAGCAGACACCTATCGCTTTTTCAGGAACAGACGTTATGGTCTTCTCCATGAGCGGAGAGGTCAACCTCGTAGCAGAGGGTGGGAAGAAGGGTTCTCACTCTGGATCTAATGACACCATCAAGATGGTTCCTCTCAAGATTGAATACGGTCAGAGAGTATCTGACGAGTTCATTCGTTGTTCAGAAGAGAAGCAACTAGAATACCTCAGAGCTTTCTCTGAGTCATTCGCAGGCAAGATCGCTCGTGGTCTCGACATCATGGTTATGCACGGCACAAATCCTGCAACAGGTGCAGCCGCGACAGCTTTGATCGGCAAGAACTCCTTCGACACTAATGAGCAAGTGACTCCAGTCACATATTCAGCTCTTAACCCTGAGTCAAATATCGAGTCTGCTGTAGCCGCTATCGGTGACTACGACTTCAACGGTATCGCCATGAGCAAGACTTTCGCAGCAGACCTTGCTAAGCTAAAGGTAAACGACGTTAAGCAGTACCCTGAGCTTGGTTGGGGTAATGCACCTGCATCCATCAACGGCGTTCCTGTTGACATCAACAGCACAGTTTCCGTTGTAGAGGGTGAGTATGCTTATGCAGGAGACTTCCAGAACGCTTTCAAGTGGGGCTATGCAGACATCATCAACTTCGATGTTATCGAGTATGGTGATCCAGATAACACAGCTGCAGACCTTAAGGGGTACAATCAGGTTTACCTCCGCGCAGAAGCATGGATCGGTTGGGCTATTCTTGACGGTAGTGCTTTCGCAAGAATAGAGTCCTCTGAGTCCTGATGCGTTACCGGAACGTTAAGACCGGAGCGATCGTGAATGTTGACTCCGAACTTGGTGGTTTGTGGATACCCGTTGATGCCAAGAAGCCTGAAAAGGCTACACCGGCACCAACGGTGCCAACAGCCGAGTCCGTGGAAGAGATTAAGAAAACTCCGGTACGGAAAAGAACCACAAAGACTAATACTAAGTAATTCGAGGGTTTAACGATGTCAGACTATGCAACAATTCAAGACGCTATCAATCTCAAAAGACCTCTCACCTCTGAAGAGCAGACCAGAGCAGGATATCTCATCCCGATCATTAGTAATCTAATCAGAGTTGAGGCGCAGAGATCAGGCAGAGATTACGATCAAATGATCGTTGATACACCTATCCTTGCGGATGTGGCGAAGAGCGTAACCTGCGATGTCTTAATCCGTGAGTTGAACACTCCCGGTACTCAGTTACCTGCTACCTCATATAGTGAGAGCGCAGGTGGAGTGTCGCAGTCGTACAGTCTGCCCAATTCAAGCGGAGCAATCAAGCTCTGGCCTTCTGATCTCAAAGCACTGGGATTGAGGGTTCAGAAGATAGATGCTCTTAACCTTATGAAGAAAAGGGGGTGCTGATATGCTTCCTTCATGGTGTAGCCAGACGCTAACTATAGTTAAGCCAGGGACGACCACTTCAAGAGGTTCTACTGTATATGACTGGGAACACCCTGTATCAAGCACTGATATAGCCGACTGCTCCGTTCAGCCTGCATCGACAGGACTGTCGCAGGATGGTCGAGTTCTGGGGATCTACGACGGGTGGACAGCTTATATTCCAGAGGGGACGGATGTCAAAGCAGGTGATCACATCGAATTCGAGGGTGAGACCTATGCTATAAACGGCGAGCCTCGAAAGTGGACAGGTCCGTCTAGGACTTCTCACATTCAGCTCAACCTCGTCAGATGGGAGGGTTGATTTATGGCCAACAATGTTCGTATCGAATGGAATGATACAGGATTTGTCGAGATACTCCAGTCGGAAGGTGTAAGAGAATTGGTTCTTTCGCAAGCTGAGCGAATCGCAACAACAGCGACAGCTAATGTCACGGAACCATCTGAAGGCTATACGGCTAACGCAGTCAAGAAGCCGACCAGATGGGTCGCCGGTGTAGCTACGACCGATGAGGCGAGTGTGAGAGCTGAATCCGAGAATAAAGCATTGAGCAGGGCGGTGTGACATGGAAATACTCAGAAGCATTGATATAGAATACATCGTCAGACTCGCTTTGACTGATTACTTCGTCGTCTATTGCAGACCGCTTCCTGCGAAGTTCAAAGTTCCTTGTATCGAAGTTCAGAGAGTTGGTGGCTCTGATAAGAACACCATCGACTCATTTGACATCGTTCTCGATGCCAGAGCAGAGACCGAAGAGAAAGCAGACGAACTTCTGAGAAACGCGATCGGCGTATTGAAGAAGATATCAGACGATCAAACGACTGCTATCAGAATGGTGACAGTTAATTCTTCAGGTTCATGGGGTACTGATCCCGTGAGACCTGACCTCGCGATGTGCTCTGCGAGGTTAAATATTATCGCACATCAAGAAAAAAAGATAATAAATAGGAGGTAAAAAAAATGGCAGCAAATGAAGTAATGCTCGGAGGCGGCTACGCTTCCGGTATGTTCTACACGGCTCCGGCCGGAACTGCAATTCCTGCTCCCGGTGCTTTGCTCACCAATTGGACAGAAGTCGGAGACGTAGATGAAGACGGTATCTCGTTCACACCTCGCGACTCTTCCACGCTCAAAAACTGGGCTGGTCAGCCGAAGAGAGTTCTCCCAGGCACTGATCCTGGCACCATCAAGGCTAACATCATGGATATGACTGAGACAGTTCTCAAGACTGTGTTCGGTTCTTCTAATGTTGAAAAGACGGCTGCGACAGCAGGTCATGGTAATCAGCTTAAGGTCGCACTTGACAGTAAGCCCGCTC